GCTTAGTTACCTTCCGCGACACCTGCGTGGCCTGACCTTGTTGGGCTAGAAGTGGTGCGACAGCAGGAGAGACTGCCCAGCTTTCGGGACGCCGAAACAGGAACGCCGCTGAGTCAAAAGGCGTGACCGCTTGGAGAGACTGGCAAACGCGACACCTGCCGACGGGTTCACCCGTTGCGCATGGACCGGGGGTGCTCGGTCGACGTAGTGGTGTGACTAGCTGGAGAGACAGCCTCCTCGGCAACTGAGATGAGACGTTGTGGTGAACGCACACCGGAAGTGGCGTGACAGCCGGGAGAGACCGGCAACACTTTTATGGACCTCAACTCTATCCCAGAAGAAGCGCAAGGTGCCGCTGATCTTGCCTATGCGCTCTTGCTTAACTCGATGTCCAGAGACATGGAGTACGAAGAGTTTACTTTCCAGATGGAAGGCGGCCCAGAGGACGGGGAAGAGTACAAGATCATCGTGATGAAGATATGAGTTATCTCGACGAGGACACTTATTTAAGTCTCAGTCTTGCCAATGATTTATGCAACGAACACGAACGTGCAGAGACGTGGAAACAGATGGCTATCTTGCTTGCCAGTGTGCTTAGAGAGGCTCATGCAAGTCCACATTCCAACAAAAATGACGTCATGGAAGCATTTAAGAGCTTGCTCAAAAATGAACAATCTTCCAAATTTTAGCCTCATCAGTACCTATGGGAATAGGACTGACGGGGAAATAGTACCCGGCCCGTCGTGTGACGGTGTCCGGGGCATTTCTTTTTGTCTATGAACGACATCGACGTACATCACCCCAAGCACTACTCAGAACATCCCAGTGGTGTGGAGTGCATTCAGATCGCCCAGTGGTTTAACTACAACCTTGGGAACGTCATTAAGTACGTCTGGCGGGCTGGGTTAAAGACAGAGAATCCGCTTCAGGATCTTCAGAAGGCTGCAAAGTACATTGAGTTTGAGATTGAACGTGTTCAGAGGGAGCGTGGGGAATGAGCGACATCCTTGATGGACTCGACAAGAACCTTGAGCTGACTCTACTGCTTGAGGAGACGCTAAGGCGCCGAAAAGAGCGTAAGATCGCTACTTACTTCCCTGACACTGGCGAGTTTCGCAGGGAACTGTATCCCAAGCACATTGCTTACTTTGAGGCCGGCGCACGGTATAGGGAGCGGCTAATGATGGCTGCCAACCGTATTGGGAAGACTGAGAGTATTGGCGGGTACGAGATGGTGCTGCATATGACTGGTCGTTATCCCTCATGGTGGAAGGGCAGGAAGTTTGACCAGCCTATTAGCGCCTGGGCAGCGGGAGACACCGGGAAGACGACTCGTGACATTCTTCAGATGAAGCTGCTAGGGCCGCCCGGAGAGTTTGGTACTGGACTTATTCCCAAAGCAGATCTCATCAAGACTACCGCCAAGGCCGGGGTGGCAGAGGCTATCGAAGTCATCACTGTTAGGCACGTCTCTGGAGGTGAGTCTCGCCTGACGTTCAAGTCTTACGATCAGCGCCGGGAAGCGTTTCAGGGTTCTGAACAGGATGTCATCTGGCTGGATGAAGAACCGCCGCTGGACGTGTACACAGAGTGTCTGCTTCGTACGATGACAAACAACGGCATGACGATGCTCACCTTTACTCCTCTTATGGGGATGAGTGAGACAGTGATGTCGTTCATGCCAAATGGAGAGATTCAAGAGCAGGCTTCAGGGAGCAAGTACGTTGGCATGGCGACGTGGGACGATGTCCCGCACCTTAGTAAGCAGCAGAAAGAGGAGCTTTGGGCGTCTATTCCGCCGTTTCAACGTGACGCTCGTTCTAAAGGTGTTCCACAGCTTGGAGCAGGTGCCATTTATCCAGTGCCGGAGAGTGAACTGATCTGTGAAGAGTTCCAGATTCCAGAGCACTGGAGAAGATGTTTTGGCATGGACGTAGGCTGGAACAGAACTGCTGTTGTGTGGGGCGCTACGAACCCGGATACAGAGGTGACGTATCTGTACTCAGAGTACTATCGAGGCCAGGCAGAACCGATCTTGCACGCTGAAGCGATTAAAGCCCGTGGCGAGATGCCGGGGGTAATTGATCCAGCCAGTCGCGGTCGAGCGCAGACTGACGGGCAACAGCTTCTTGGCATGTATCGCAGGCTTGGTCTGGACATAACTTTAGCGAACAACGCCGTTGAGAGCGGGCTGTACACCGTTTGGCAGACGATGTCTGCTGGAAAACTCCGTGTTTTTGGGAATCTTCGGAACTGGCTGTCGGAATTTCGCCTTTATCGCAGGGATGAAAAGGGGAAAGTGGTAAAAGATAATGACCATTTGATGGACGCGACACGGTATTTGATTGTTAGTGGCTTGAATAGAGCAGCAGTTCCGTCTAAGTATGGGTCAAGGAAAAATTCTTCCTTTGTGATGCCGGTTATAAACTTTTTTAAGCGATGAACGAAGATAAGCTCGCCACCATTCACCAACAGGCTCGCAAAGAGTTTGATCAGATCCAGAGTGCCTTGTACCAAGAGCGGATGAACTGCCTTGGAGACCGGCGGTTTTGTTCACTGGCAGGCGCCCAATGGGAAGGCCCGCTTGGTCAACAGTTCGAGAACAAGCCCCGGTTTGAGGTTAATAAGATCCACATGGCGGTCTTGAGGATCATTAACGAGTACAGGAACAACAGAATTGGTGTGCAGTTTGCTTCTAAAGAGGGCGAAGAGTACGACAAGTTGGCAGATACTTGTGCCGGCTTGTACCGGGCAGACGAACAGTCGCCAACTGCTGAAGAAGCGTATGACAACGCCTTTGAAGAGGCTGTTATGGGTGGATTTGGAGCATGGAGGCTCAGGACAGAGTACGAAAACGAAGAAGATCCTGAAGACGACAAGCAGAGGGTTTGTATTGAACCGATTTTTGACGCTGACAACAGTGTTTACTTTGATCTGGGTGCTAAAAGGCAAGATAAAGCCGATGCAAAGAGGTGTTTTGTGCTCACAAGCATGACACACGAGGCTTACAAGGCCGAATACGACGACGATCCGGCCACTTGGCCAAAGACTGTGACTCGTTCACAGTTTGATTGGTACACTCCTTCAGTTGTTTACGTTGCTGAGTACTACGTTGTAGAGGAAGTTTCCCAACAGATCCGCATCTACAAGAGCATCACAGGCGAAGAAGAGTCCCTTGCGCCTGAGGAGCTTTACAAGGAAGAGGAAATGCTTGCCACCGGCTGGAAAGAGGTTCGGCGCAAGAAGGTGAAGACGCGTAAGGTGCGTAAGTACATCATGTCTGGGGCAAAAATCCTTGAAGACTGTGGGTACATTGCAGGCAAAAACATCCCCATTATCCCTGTGTACGGGAAACGGTGGTTTGTGGACAACGTAGAGCGGTGCATGGGCCATGTCAGGCTTGCAAAGGACGCTCAGCGCCTCAAGAACATGCAGTTGAGTAAGCTGGGTGAGATTGCTGCGCTTAGTGCGATGGAAAAGCCCATTTTGCTGCCTGAACAGGTCGCTGGGCACCAGTTGATGTGGGCAGAAGACAACCTCAAGAACTACCCTTACCTGCTCGTTAACCCAATCACAGATGCCAGTGGCAACACTGTGCCTGGAGGCCCTGTGGCCTACACAAAGCCGCCCTCGATTCCTCCGTCGATGGCTGCCCTGCTTCAGTTGACTGAAGTGGACATGCAAGAGATTCTGGGTTCTCCGCAGCAGGGAGACAAGATGGTGTCTCACCTCTCTGGAAAGACTGTGGAACTGATCCAGCAGCGCCTCGACATGCAGACCTTCATCTACATGTCCAACATGGCTAAAGCAGTCAAGCGGTGTGGCGAAATCTGGCTTTCCATTGCCAAAGACATTTTCCTTGAGTCTGGAAGAAAGATGAAGGCGATTGCGTCGAGTGGAAAGATGGAGTCAGTCGAACTGATGAAGCCGGTGGTGAACGAGGAAGGCGAGATTGAGTACGAAAACGATCTGTCAGATGCAGATTATGATGTTGAAGTTGTGGTTGGACCCAGTAGTGCCACCAAACGGCAGGCCACTGTTCGCGCTCTGACAGACATGATGACGCTCACTCAGGATCCTGAGATGACTCAGGTTCTTTCTGCTATGGCCATGCTCAACATGGAAGGCGAAGGAATCAGCGATGTCCGCGACTACTTCCGCAAGAAGCTGCTTAGGATGGGTGTTGTTAAGCCTACTGACACAGAGGCGCAGGAGTTGGCTATTGAGGCGCAGAACGCCAAGCCGGATCCGCAGGCGCAGTACTTGCAGGCCGCCAGTGAAGAAGCCATTGCACGGGCTTCCAAAGCACAGGCAGACAGCATTCTTGCTGTGGCTAAGGCTGAAGAGTCCAGAGCAAAGACGACAGAGACGCTCTCAAAGGTCAGCACAACTGATCAGGATCGCATCTTTGCTCTTGCAGATCGACTTACACAATCAACTCAGCCAACACAATAGTGCTTGCGTTAGTGTAAAGTTTTTGTACATATGGAAACCACAAACACGGCAGAAGATAGTAACATCGCAACGGAACCTGAAGAAATTGAAGTCCAGCAGCCAGAGGCCGCCCCGGCGGAGCCTGAGCAGCAGACTGAGATTCAGCAGGAAGAAGATGTGGTGACTATCGCCGGGGAATCGCCAGCCCCTGAGGAGGAAGAAAAGCAGGCGCCCGAATGGGTGCGTAACCTGAGAAAGAGCTACAGAGAGCTGCAACGCGAGAAGCGTGAGCTTGAAGAGCGGCTAAAAGCAGTTTCACCGCAACCAGAGCAAAGTCCTGTTGTTGTTGGAAAGAAACCAACGCTGGAAGCCTGTGATTACGATTCAGACAAGTTCGAGAGTGAGCTTGCAGATTGGTTTGAGCGGAAACGAATGGCTGATGAAGCCGAAGTTAAGCAAAGAGCCAAACAGCAGGCTGAACAAGAATCTTGGCAGAAGAAGTTGGAGGGCTATAACCAGAGTAAATCTGGATTAAAAGTTTCTGATTTTACTGATGCTGAAGAAACTGTTCTCGGAACACTGAGCGTAACGCAACAAGGAATTATTCTTCAGGGAGCACAGAATCCTGCCGTAATGGTTTATGCTCTTGGCAAAAATCCAAACAAGGCAAAGGAACTGGCTGCGATTGCTGATCCCGTCCAGTTTGCGTTTGCAGTTGCAAAACTTGAAACCCAACTATCTGTGACAAAGAAGCAAGCACCACCTCCCGAAAAACGGATCAACGGCAACGGTAGTCTCGGTACGTCCAGCGCACAGTTGGACCGGTTGCGTGATGAAGCGGCACGCACTGGGGACTTCACCAAAGTTCTCGCTTTCAAACGTCAGTTAAAGTCTCAACAAAACTAGCATATGGCTAATTCATTCAGCAAAGAAGAAAGGGTAGCGTTTGAGAACCTTCTCGAAGGGTTCCAAGACGCTCTTGTCCTGTCCCGCAACGTCTCGATCTACAACACGGATCAGACGATGATGGAACGCACCAACAACACGATCTGGAGGCCGCAGCCTTACATCGCCAAGTCCTATTCTGGGACTGACATGACTGCGAACTTCACTGACTACATCCAGTTGGCGGTTCCCGCGACCATTGGCTACAACCAGTCTGTGCCGTGGATCATGACGGCTACTGAACTGCGTGATGCGCTTCAGGAACAGCGCCTCGGTGACGCGGCGAAGCAGAAGCTGGCGAGCGACATTAACGTCGCTGTCCTGAATGTTGCTTCCTCTCAGGGAACGCTCGTTGTGAAGCGTCTCTCGGCTGCAACCGGGTTTGATGACGTCGCCCAGTGCGAAGCCATCTTCAACGAGCAGGGTGTTAACGACTTTGATCGTTACCTGGCGCTCTCCACCCGCGACTACAACGGCATGGCGAACAACCTCGCTGGTCGTCAGACTGTTTCGGGTAAGGTCCAGACCGCTTATGAGCGTGCGTTCGTTGGCCAGATTGCCAGCTTCGGCACCTACAAGCTCGACTACGCGAACCGTATCGCTGCTGCCGCTCCCGCTGCTCCGGTGACCATCGACACCCGCGACTCGGCTGGTAACTACCAGATCCCGAAAGCGGTGACCAGCTCGCCCACGACGGCTGAGCGCCTCAACGTGGACAACCGTTACCAGACGGTGACCGTGAGCAGCACGACCGGCGTTGCCGCTGGCGACTGCTTTACGATCGCTGGTGTGAACGCTGTTCATCACATCACCAAGGGCGACACTGGCCAGTTGAAGACGTTCCGCGTCATCAGCGTGACCAACAGCACCCAGATGGTCATCAGCCCCGGCATCGTGTCCAACCAGGTCGCCTCCGCCGCTTCGGCTGAGTACCAGAACTGCGTTGTGAACACCAAGGCGTCCAACAGCGCCATCGTGTTCCTCAACACGGCTGCTGCTCCCATCAACTGCTTCTGGCAGAAGGATGCGATCGAAATCCTTCCGGGCCGTTATGCGGTTCCGGCGGACGCAGGCGCCAACGTCATGCGTGCTTCCACCGATCAGGGCATTGAACTGGTCATGCAGAAGCAGTACGACATCAACACGATGAAGACCCGTTACCGGCTCGACACGCTCTTCGGAGTCGTGAACAAGCAGCCTGAAATGACGGGGATCATCCTGTTCGGCCAGGTTTAACCTGCACTGCACAAGGGGAGGGTGGTTGACTCTGCCCTCCCCTTTTGTGTATCAAGTGTTTATGCCGCTGAAAAAAGGATACTCCCAAAAGACAATCTCCAGCAATATCAGCAAGGAGATGAAAGCAGGCCGGCCACAAAAGCAGGCTATTGCTATCGCCCTGAGTACTGCCCGCAAGGCAAAGCAAGCTGCCGGGAAACCTGTTGGAAAGCTCAAGAAATGATTGATTTTCCACGGCTTGTTTACAAGGCAGAGGGTAAATACATCCGTCCCAACGGAACCTATGACTTTGTAGGCGTCCTAAACGAGGAACAGTACAACCAAAAGCTCTCTGAGGGCTGGTTTGACTCGATTGAAGACGCTGTTGCAGCAAGCACTGCCGTTTCCAAGCCCGTAAAGGCCGATTCTGATCCAGTTTCTGACGACTACGCTCCTCCTACTAGGAAAGAGCTAGAAACCAAGGCTACAGAGCTTGGAATCAAGTTTGATGGAAGGTTTTCTGACAAGAAGATTGCCCAACTAATCGACGAAGCACTCGCCAAGTAACATGTACACCAAAAGACAGGTGATTGAGCAGGCGTTTGAGGAGATCGGGCTGGCGTCGTACATTTTCGACCTTACAGCAGAGCAACTCCAAAGCGCACTCCGGCGCCTAGATCTGATGGTGGCCTCTTGGCAGGCCATGAACATTCAGATTGGTTACCCGCTTCCTTCGACTCCCGGGACAAGCAACATCGACGAAGAGATTCAAACCTCTACCACCAACAATGAAGCACTGGTTCTTAACCTTGCTGTTCGTCTTGCTCCTTCTTACGGCAAATCTGTATCGCCGGATACAAAGATCACCGCGAAAAATCTTTACAACCAACTTCTGATTCAGGCCGCAACGCCTTACGAACAGCAGTTTGTGAAAACTCTTCCTCTTGGGGCTGGATACAAGCGCACTGATCAGGTATTTGTTAACACGCCCAACCTCAATCCGCTTGTTGTTGAGGCCAATGATCAGATGCTTTTCAAGAACTCTTAGCTATGGCTATCGAACGACTTTCTCTTTTAGACACAGTTACAGCGTCCACAAACTTTGCTGTAAATGTTAACGGCCAAGACTACAGGATTTTGGCACAGTCCATTTACGACTTCATTGTAAACGTCAATGAAGAGTTTGGCAGTGGCGGTGGCGGGATTCTAGGTGGAAAGACGCTTCAGTACTTTGCGCCTTCTGCCACTGGCTGGAGTGTTGCCGTGGCTACTGAAAGCGCGAGTGCGTGGCTGATCATTACTCCCACTGCCGGGTTTGCCACAGGATCCATTATGCTTCCTGCTGAGATCAACGCTCAAGAAGGACAGGAAGTGCTGGTAAACTGCACGCAGTCCGTTGGCACGTTGACCGTGCTTGGCAACGGAGCAAACGTGATTGGCGCCCCTACTTCACTGGCTGCAAACGGCTTTTTCCTGCTCAAGTATGAGCCGATCCTCAAGACTTGGTATCGTGTTGGTTAACCACTAAACTTTATGGGCCTCGCTTTTCAACCTGCTTACAGCCTGGGCGTCACAGTTACGCCCAACACCTCTTCTCAAACCATCACACTTGGATTCACGTCTGAATCGCTCGTGTTCACCAATCTGGGTGCGACCATCGTGTATGTTCGAGTGGGCACTGCTACTTCTGGGACGCCTGCAACGACTGCCGGATATCCGGTGCTGCCAAACAGCCAGATTACTCTTGGCAAGGATCAGGACGATGACACGGTGTCGTTCATCTCTCCCGCTGGAGCTGGCTCGCTGCATATCATCCAAGGAATCGGCCTGTGATTCGGTTTAATCTCAGACGCCGGTCCAAGACTCCTGCCACACCTGGAGGTGTTACACCTCCTCCTGTGACGTTTACTTATTTGCGTCCCGATGGGACGTCTCAGTTCCGGCGCCCTGACGGTACATCCATTTACAACAGACCCTAGCCATGCCAAATCTAACGGTTTCCGCAGACATTGATGCCTTCATGCAGTCAGCCAACAACGCGGCTGCCGCTGCCTCGATTGGCGCACTAACGACCACACAGATTGCTGGTCTGTCTACCGTTGCACCAGCCGCTTTGGCAACTTCTGCTGTCGTTGGACTCAGTTCCTTTGCTGCCCGGGCTGACCATCAGCATGTGTTCCCAACTCCTGCACAAATTGGGGCACTGACCACAAGCCAGATTGCGGGCTTGAGCACTGCTGCTCCTGCTGCGCTCGCTACTGCTCCTGTTGTGGGTTTGAGCCAGTTTGCTGCGCGTGCAGACCATCAGCACTCTCCGCTCCCGGCTGGAACGGTTTACGAGTTTTTTGAACATTTTCTTTCTTCTACCGCTCCGTTTTCGGGGAATATGTCCACTTCAAATAGTGGTGGAACAATTAGTTCTAGTGGAGCATTCGCTGGAAGAATGGGGGTGGTAAACTTTTCAACGGGATCAACAGCATCAGCAGACCAAAGAGCGGCAATCAACAATGCTCCAACCGCGCTTTCTGTTGGAGGATCAAATCTTGATTACTATATTGCTGCAAATCTTGCGCAATCTTCGGCAGGATGGCTTAGTGGAACATCTACAGGATTTTTTAGAGCTGGATTGCTAAGTGTTGTTGCTCAGACAGGAATAGCTGAACCAACGTCAGGAGTTTACTTCAGAGCAACAAATAGCCAAACACTTGAGTTTGTTACAAGGAATGGAGGCGTTGAGACATCCACGAGCACTGGTGTGTCTCTTGCAAATGGCACATTCAATAAATACGAGATTCTTATCAATTCGGCAGCGACACAGGTCATTGCCAAAATTGACGGGAACACAGTTGCAACACACACCACAAACATTCCAGTTGTTGCAAATAGACTTGGATTGATTGTTACGCTGCAAAGAGTTACAGCAGACACAAACGCATACAGCGTCGCTCTTGACTGGTTGTATTTCAAAGCTACTCCATCAACGCCTTGGGTGTAATTTATGACAACAATTTACAGAATCATACATCCAGTTGGATGGGTTGAGTTTGTTGGTCAAGCAGATGCTGTAGCATATCGTGATCAACATCATTCTGGATGCGAGATTCAAGAGCTTCAAAGAGACCTATCTGATTCTCCACAGGTTTAATTTTTCCCCAGACAAACTCAGTAAACAAAAACCTATATGGCCAACCAATTCCTTCTAAAGTACAGCGCCACGGCTGGCGTTGTCCCAACGTCCGCAGAGTTGCCTCTGCGCCAAATCGCGTTGAACACTGCCGATGGCAAGCTGTTCATTAAAAAGACCGACGGCACGATCATCAGCTTCGAGAGC